CTTGGCCGGGACAGTTCGGACGACTCGATTCACGTCGCGCACAGCAGCGACGGTTCGAGCTGGACGCCGATTTACAGCGGTGCCGCCGACTCGTACGTGACGTACGACGACGCCCAGACGCTTCTCATCCGCTCCTACTCCGGGACCTACGCCGCTGAGATTCGTGAAATCGGCGTTGGAGAGTGGACCGCCCCGGAACCGGAAGCCAGCTCATATGCCGCCGTGCGGCGGCGGAGGACCTTCTAGGTGGCCGCCCTGGACCCGATCCCCTGCAAGACCTGTGGCACGGAGTTTCAGCCCCGGCGCTCCACCGCGAAGTACTGCTCGGACAAGTGCCGCTACCATGAGCACCTGACCACGAAGAAGCGCATTGATATCCCTAGGGACATGCGCTACTCGATCCTGCGCCGTGATCACTTCCGGTGCCAGTACTGCGGTGACGAGCCCGACAAGAAGCAGCTCCGGGTCGACCACATCATGCCGATCGAGCACGGCGGTGCCCGCACCGATCGTAAGAACCTGATCACGGCATGCAACGATTGTAACGCCGGTAAGTCGGACTCCATCCCAAACTACAATGAGTTCCCCGTAAACGTATTACGGGTCTGCATGCCCGACCATCCGAAGGTGCTCACCGCCGATGCCGCGACTGACTAAACTCTGCGCCTGCGGGTGCGGTGTTGAGATCGACAAGACCGCACACCCACGCAAGAAGTACTCAAGCGACACCTGCCGCGCCCGCGCCGCCAAGCGCAAGACCCAGCAGCTCGCCATCAAGGGCAAGAACACACCGCTCACGCCGGCCATGCAGCGCTTCCGCGAGCTGCGCGAGTCCGAGGACGACTACGTGCGCGACGTGCTCCAAGACGTCGTGCGGGACCTGGTCACCGAGGCCGTGCACGACAACGTGCTGGGAGCCGCCGAGGTCATCACGGGGCTGCTGCCCCTGGCGCTCGCCTCGCTCGCCGACGACATGCAGCACGGCGACGACTACATCCGGTCCAAGGCACGCGGAGACATCCTGAAGTACGCCTTCGACTTCAAGAAGAAGGAAGGCAAGCAGGAGGACTTCGGCCAGATCAACATCCTGACCGGGATCGCGCTGCCTGACACTCCGCTGGGCCAGGCCACCGCCGAGGCGATCATCACGATCGAGGAAGAGGACGCCCAGCGCGAGGTCGAGGCCTTTGAGCAGGACTGGCCGCAGTGCGCTCGCTGCAAGGACCGCAAGCACCCGGACGCCCTGCACCTTCAGACCAGGAAGGACAACGGGAAGCACATCTACTACTGCTCGTCGTGCCGTCTGGCTGCGGCGTACGGCCGCAAGGCCGCCTACGAGACCGAGGAAAGCGGGGGTGATGACGAATCGCCCTGACGGTCCCGTTCCAGTACAACCCGTTCCCGATCCACGCCCCGTTCCACCTGACCAATGCCCGCGAGAAGGCGTGCATCGGCGCGGTGGGATCGGGCAAGACGATCGCCCTGTGTGCGGACGCGATCCTGCTGGGGCTTCAGCAGCCGGGCTCGAAGATCCTCATCGCCCGCCAGACGATCCCCGCCCTGAAGGACACCACTGAGGGCGAGTTCGTCAACCTGCTGATGTCGCGACCCGAGGACGCTGAAGAGGATGACATCCCGACCCTCTACGACCTCTGCGAGATCAAGAAGTCCGCCGGGCACATCGCCAACATCATCTTCCCGAACGGATCCGAGTACCTGTTCCGGTCGCTGGATGACTGGCGCAAGCTGATGGGTCTGAACCTCGCCGCGTTCTACATCGACGAGGCCTCTGAGGTCAGCTACGACTCCTACCTGGCCCTGCGCACCCGTCTGCGTCAGAAGAAGCCGCTGCTCGCCGCTCGCCGCCGCGGCCACAAGCACATCACGCGCCGTGTCGCCGCGATCTGCGCGAACCCGAACGGGCACGACTGGATGTGGGAGCACTTCGTCAAGATGCCCGACGAGGACGTGGCCCTGCGGGTCAAGCGCCGCTACTTCCGCTCCACCAGCTTCGACAACCCGACACTGTACGACGACGACGGGACGCCTGGCGACTTCCTGAATGACCTGATGACGATGCCCGAAGTGTGGGTGCGTCGTTACGTGCTGTGCGAGTTCGACAGCTTCGCCGGCCAGATTTACAACTTCGACTACAACCACCACGTGCACCGGCACTTCGACCCGCCTGCCGACTGGGAACGGGCGATGGGGCTCGACTGGGGCCTGCGCAACCCGACCGCCATCGTGTGGTGGGCGCGTGACCCCAAGACCCTCAAGTGGCACCAGTACCGCGAGTGGCAGTCCTACGACCCCACGGATCCCAACGCCCGCGAGTCGGCGGTCACCCCGACCGTCCACCAGGTGGCCGCGACCATCAAGCGGCTCGAGGCGGGGGAGAGCATCCGGTGGAGGGCCATCGACCCGGCGTGTGCGAACCGCCAGGCGGACTCGGGCAAGTCGGTGATCTACTGGTTCAGCAAGTACGGGCTGCACTTCCGCAAGGGTATGAAGGACTACTCCTCGCGGATCAACGCCCTGAACCAGTTCTTCATGCGCAACCAGCTTTCCATCAGCGAGCAGTGCCCGATGTCGTCGATCGCCATCCAGCAGTACAGGTGGGAGGACATCAGCGCTACAGCGAAGCATGATGGCCCTGAGCGTCCACTCAAGAAGAATGACCACCTGGTCAACGCGGCGGAGTATCTCGCCACACTGTTCGCTACTCCTGCGTCCCAGGTCGAGGAGAAGCCTGTCTACACCTTCGCGTCAGATGTGTGGGCGACTGTGAAGAAGCAGATTGCGAACCGCAACCGCTACAAGCCTCGGAGTGTGCTATAGTGCCGTACATGTCTGACATTGTGACCTACCACGAGTACAGCCCCAACTCGGCGAACCCTTCGTGCCTGAACACCGGAGACTCCGGTGACGGCGTTGTGTTCGACCACGTGGAGCCGCTGTACGGCGAGTTCATGTTCATCGGCCGGCACTCCATTCTCGAGGCAGTCGCCGCTCTGTACGGGATCACGCCCAACGAGGCCGAGCAGCGCCTGAGCCTCGCGCCGCCGGCCGCCAAGAAGCCTGTCCGCAAGAAGACCGACGAAGGGACCTTGGAGCTGGTCTAACTGGCCGCCAAGAAGCTAGACATCCACGAGCTGCGCGAGATGAAGCATCTTGCGCAGCGGGTCCGTAGGCCGTTCGAGCAGGACTGGTACCTGAACATGGCCTACGTGGCGGGCGAGCAGAACGTCCGCTGGGTCGCCGGGAACGTGAACCGGCTCGTCGAGATGGACAGCGACGAAGAGACCATCACCGCGATCCACAACATCTGCATCAAGATCGCGCGTACCGAGATGGCGAAGATCGGCAAGGCGCGGCCTGTCCCGGTCGCTCTGCCTGTGACCGACAGTCAGGACGACATGTACGCGGCCCGGATTCTCGACGCCTACTTCCTCGACCTTCAGGACACGTGGAAGTTCGACCGCCGACTGCGCAACTCGTACTACTGGATCGTGACCACCGGCAACGTCTGGTACAAGTGGTACTGGGCCAAGGGTGAGGCCCGCATGGCTGTGGTGTCGCCGTTCGATGTGTACGTGGACCCGTACGCCCGGACGATGCTGGACGCCCGCTGGCTGATCCACAGCCAGTTCATGAGCTGTGACCAGGCCAAGGAGATGTTCACCGGGGCCAAGGGCGCAAAGACCGACCACATCAAGGAAGGGGCCACCGACACCCTGAGCCCGTTGGAGTCGCGGCTGTTCTCCAACTTTGGCGACGGTACGTGGAACCTCCCCGGATGCACGGTCAACGAGTACTGGGAGCCGCCGAGCGCGTCCTGCCCTGAGGGCAAGTACATCGCGTTCACCGATTCGGGTGTGATCATGTCCACCCGGTTCCCGTACGCCCACGGACGCCTGCCGTTCACGCACGCGGGCAACATCGAGCGCACCAACTCCAAGTACCACGCCTCGGTGATCGACTTCGTGCGACCGTTCCAGGACGAGCTGAACCGCACCGAGCAGCAGATCCTCGAGAACCGGAACATCTCGAACGGAATCCTGTTCCAGCCGGCCGAGGTCGAGCTGAGCCAGCCGATCACCGGCCAGCCGCGTCAGCGGATCACGTGGACCGGCCCGCCTGAGCTGAACCCACAGAACTGGTGGGTGACCCCGCAGACCCTGCCGAGCTGGGTGGGCAACGAGCCCGACCGCATCAAGGGCAACGCCCAGGACGTGGTCGCCCAGCACGAGGTCTCGCACGGTGGCGTGCCCGGACGTGTGGAGTCCGGCCAGGCGATCCAGCTCCTTCAGGAGACCGATGACTCGGTCGTCACCGGGACCATCCACAGTGTCGAGGAGGCCATCGCCGATGGGTTCCTGATGTGCGCGTTCCTGTGGAAGCAGTACGGCAACGCCGAGCGCATGGTCCGCGCGTACGACAAGGACGGCATGGTCGCTGTTCAGACGCTCAAGAAGGACCACATCTCGCTGGATCTACGTGTTCGGGTGCAGACCACTACCGGCCTGCCTCAGACGACCGCCGGCAAGTGGGATCGCGTGCTGAACATGGTCCAGTACAAGATGATCGACCCGGTCTACGCGCTGAAGCTGCTCGACATGTCCAACGAGGACCCGGACCTGGTGCCGGGCGCTCAGGACCGCCGTAACGCTTACAGCGAGAACAAGCGGATGATCCAGCACGAGCTTGTCGAGGCCTACCCCTGGGATGACCACGACATCCACCTTGAGGAGCTGGATAAGTTCCGCAAGACCGAGGAGTATAAGCGTGCAGTCGCTCTGGACCCGACACTTGAGCAGAAGTTCGGTTTCCATGAGGCCCAGCACAAAGAGATGCGTGCCGCCCGCGATCAGGAGCAGGCACAGCGTGAAGCCGCTATTCAGCAGGCGCTACAGCCTGCGGAAGCGGCTCCGCCGGGTGGGGGTGAGGCGGGACCTGTAGAGCCTGCTCCACCTGAGCCGGCACCTAATGGTAGTCCTGCCCCTGTAGGCTAAACTTTCGTATGCACATCCCGTAACAAAGGTTCGGGATGTGCTATAGTGGAGGTCGAATGTCGACTAACGCCCCTCAGCCTTTCGCTCCTGAGATTCCGCAGGAGGTTACGAAGTCTGTGCAGACGGCCGCGCAAGGCCTCGCACAGCTTTACATGGCCCTTGCGAACGCTAGTCCGCAGTCCCCGATTGCGGAAGCGGTGATTGACCTTCAGCGAGCGCTGGGGGAAGTCAGTCGCAACATTGGTGCTCCGGCAGGTATGCCGGACGCCGGAATGCCTCCCGACATGGTGTCGGATCCGATGGGCGGCGCACAGATGTCGCCGATGGACCCCGGCATGGGTGGGGCACCGATGGACATGGGAGGGATGCCCCCGGACATGGGCGGAATGCCGCCGATGGACGAGGCACCGCTTCCTCCTGGCGCGTCGATCGAAGACGCAGCCGGCGCAACCCACAACATGATGCTCGACGCGGCTAAGCGCCGGGCGCAGTAGGAGGCATTGCATGGCAGAAGACGCGGCAACGGTACAGGGGGGCGCGATCGAGGTCACCGATGAGGACCTCGCTCCCGCCAACGAGTCGACCAAGGACGGCGACTCGAAGGGCTCCCCCAAGGCCGATGAGAAAGGGACCAAGTCACAGCCCTCCGGG